GGTAAAGACATACAATCTGAAATGATTGCAAATGGTAGACCTTCTCCAGCAAAAATAAGAACTGCTATGAGAAATCCTCAAACTTGGAATGCATTAAAAGCAGTAGGGATGATACCTAAAGAATCTAAGATACTTACCAGTAATATTAACTCACAATTAAAAATAGAACTAAAAGGAATTGAAGATGAAGAAGCTATATAAATTAGAAGCAAGTAACTGGGAAGCTTTTTTAGGATCAGAAAACAATAAAAAAGAAAGATCAATTGTAGCGGTAGCACAAGCTTCAGATTGTAGTTCTTATTTATTTATTTCTGATGAAGTATATACTCCTGAAGAAGATCATGTAGAGTTATTAAGTTCTGTACCAGAAGGATATGACATGACCTATTGTCAAGAATGGGGTTTAGAATTTAATCAAGAAGTTTTAGATAGAATTATTGCAGATATAGGTTGATATATTAAATATTAGAAAGTATAATATTATAAATGAAAGATATTGAGTCCAATATTACAGGAATATTTCAAACCCCTGTTTATACTACTAAATTAAAAAATTGTTTTTCTAAAAAAAAAATAGATTTTATTATTAATCAAGAAAAAGCTTCCCAAATAGGCACAGATTCGAAAAGTAAAAATCTTGCTAAAAAAATTTTAGGTCCTGCGTATTCTAAACTGTACGCTCCTTCCGAAAATAAATTTATTTTGAATAAAAAAGAACTTAAAGATTTAAAAAAAGAATTAGAGTTAATATTACAAGATTACTTTGATAAAATAATATGTTCTCCTGATGACATAACTCCGTATATTACTCAATCATGGCTTAACTATTCTGAACCAGGTAAATTTCATCATGAACACAATCATCCAAACTCTTACATATCGGGTGTGGTGTATGTTCAATGTCATGAAACTTTAGATAAAATTTCTTTTGTTAATCATAGTTATAAAATAATTCGACCAGAAGTGAAAGAACACAATGTATTTAATTCTTTAACCTGGACTATTCCTGTTAAAACAAATGATGTAATATTATTTCCTTCTTCCCTATCTCATTTTGTACCCCCTAATGAAGGAGACAACACTAGAATTAGTTTATCTTTTAATACGTTTATTAAAGGTACAGTAGGGCTTATGAATTCCGCAACTGGACTTATTTTTAAATGAGTGACATAAAAATTATTGATAATTTTTTAACTAAAGAAGAACACCAAGAAATTTACAAAGAACTAAGCGGAGATACATGTTTATTTCCCTGGTTTTATAATGAGTATGTAAATAATATTAACGACCCTAAAGATCAATTTCAATTTTGTCATCAGTTTTATAATATGGTACCGACCTCTGAAAATTTTAATTTAGTAAAACCACTAATAAATAAATTAAATATGACAGCGATAGCAAAAATAAAAGCTAATTTATTATTAAAAACAAAAACTCCAGTTGTCTTTGGTTATCATTCAGATTATACTTGGGAACACAAATGGTGGACAGCTATATATTATGTAAATTCTAATAACGGTAAAACTATATTTGAAAAAAATAAAAAAAATGTAGTTAGTAAAGCAAATAGATTAATAGTATTTGATGGAAGATTAAAACATTGTGGTACAACTTCAACTGATTCTAAACAAAGAATAGTTATTAATTTAAATTTTTTTGATCAAAACATGGGGAACTAAGAAAATGAACATAGAATATAGTTATTATTTTTGGGGACCGTTGTTGTTTAAAACCACATTACAAGAAGAAGATATTGTCTCTATCAAAAAACTTTGTAATAAAAAAAAATCAAATTTATACGTTAAAGGTTTAGCTGGTGTAATTGATCACGAGTATACAGTGGATCATATAAAATTATCAAAAATTATAGATAAATATTTAGTGGCTTTTCAACAAGCCTCTAAAAAATACTATAATGCCGATTGTCCACGATTAATTATTAATAAATCGTGGGTAAACTATATGAAAAAAGGTGATAGTAATCCACCACACATACACACGACTTGTGATCTATCTAGTGTTATGTATTTAGATGTACCCGACAAGTTATTAAAAGAACAAAAACAATGGTCAAACCGAGGCGGCGGACCTGGAGCTTTAACTTTTGTTAATCAATCACCTTTTCCTGGTTTTATCGGTAGTAATATTTTTCACCCAAAGACTGGAGATTTTTTTATATTTCCCTCTATGTTAGTACATATGGTTGCTACGTTTAAATCAGATGTTGAACGTATATCTCTAGCTTCAAATTTTAGTTTTGATAATGGCCAAGGCAACCAGTGAATCAAATAGAAGATTATATAATAATTAAAAACAATATCCCTAAAGAAATATGTCAATCCTTACTTGAGGAATGTAACAATAGAAAATGGGACAAACATCAATGGAATAATTATACCACTGGTGAATTTATTTCTGAACCTATAAAAGAATTAGAGGTTATGTCAAGTTCGAAAGAACAAGAAGTTAAAGTAAAACCTTTTATTGTAGAAGCATTAAAAGAATATCAAAAAAAATGTACTTGGGGCGGTGATGTAGAAAAACCAATATGGCTTAGTAAAATTACTCCTGTTCGTTTTAATAAGTACGAAGTGGGTACTATGATGAGAGGACATTATGATCATATACATGATCTTTTTGATGGAACAATTAAGGGCATTCCTATTGTATCTATTGTAGCAAATTTAAACGAAGACTATGAAGGAGCAGAATTTTATTGCAGAGATAAAATAATACCCTTAACAACAGGAGACATATTATTGTTTCCTTCTAATTTTATGTTTCCCCATGGAGTAACAGAATGTACTAAAGGCACCAGATATTCGTTTGTTAGTTGGGCATTTTAAGGATATGATTGATATTTTTTAGAGAATACAATAGAGTGGTTTACTATGCTACAAAAATTAGGATTTGCCCCAGGATACAATAAACAGGTTACTGAATTAGGCGCTGAAGGACAGTGGTTTGATGGTAATAATGTAAGGTTTAGATACGGTTCACCAGAAAAAATAGGTGGTTGGGATCAATTAGGCTCTGATAAATTGACAGGTGCAGGAAGAGCTTTGCATCATTTTGATAATAATGCAGGGGTCAAGTATGCAGTAATTGGTACAAACAGAATGCTATACGCTTATTCTGGCGGTCAATTTTATGATATTACTCCAATAACAAAAAGTATAGCTAATGTTGATTTTACATCTAATTCAGGGACACCAACGGTTACAGTTACATTTCCATCTGCACATGGTATGGTGGAAGATGACATCATATTGTTTACGGGTGTGAGTGGAGTAACTGCAGTAGGTTCTACTTTTACCGACGCAACTTTTGAAGACAAAAAATTTATGGCAACTTCAGTGCCAACATCTACAACAATTACAATTACAATGGCCGCTAATGAAACAGGGACTCTTTTAAATCTTTCTGGAGACGCTACAGGTAATCCTTTTTACAACGTTGGTCCATCACAACAATTAGGTGGGTTTGGTTGGGGTACAGCAAATTTTGGGGGAACGGCTTCTGGTATTGCAACTACTACATTAGCAACCGCTTTAACAAATACAACTACAACTGATATTGTTCTTACAAACTCAACAGCGTTTCCTGATTCTGGAGAAATTAGAATTGGTACAGAAGACATTAGTTTTACAAACAATGACCGGGCAACGGGGACCTTAAGTGGAGGAGCCCGGGGTGCTAATGGGACTACAAAAGCTCTACATAGTGGAGGAGTAACAGTAAGTAATATTTCCGCTTTTGTTGCATGGGGTGAATCATCTACAGATGACGTAACTCTTAACCCTGGTTTATGGGTTCTTGATAATTATGGTACAAAATTAATTGCTCTTATTTATAATGGTGCATGTTTTGAATGGGATGCACAACCGGCAAATGCTACTTCAATTAGAGCAACGCTTATACCTAATGCTCCTACTGCATCTAGACATGTATTAGTATCTACACCAGATAGACATTTAGTATTTTTTGGAACAGAAACAACTGTTGGTGATACAACAAGTCAAGACGATATGTTTATAAGATTCTCTTCTCAAGAAAGTATTGATCAAACAGATTCATATACAGTTACTGCAGAAAATACTGCGGGTACACAAAGACTAGCTGCAGGTTCTAAAATTATGGGAGCTATTAAAGGTAGGGATGCAATCTATGTATGGACCGACACAGGATTATTTTTAATGCAATTCGTAGGTCAACCCTTTACTTTCTCATTTCAACAAGTAGGAACCAATTGTGGATTGATTGGTAAGAACGCTTGCGTTGAAGTTGATGGTGTTGCTTACTGGATGTCTGAAAATGGCTTCTTTACTTATGATGGTCAATTAAAATCTATGCCTTGTTTTGTTGAAGATTATGTTTACGATAATTTAAATACTACCGCACGAGATTTAATTAACTGCGGGTTAAATAATTTGTTTACAGAAGTTAATTGGTTTTATTGTACTGATGGAGTTAACCAAATTGATAGCGCTGTTACATATAATTATTTAGAATCAAGTGATAAAAGACCGGTATGGACCGTAAGTTCAACAACAACAGAAACTAATTCTGCTGGGGCTGCTACAAAAATAGGTTTACCAAGAGCTTCTTGGGCAGATTCTGCTGTGTTTAAAAACCCACATGCAAATTATTATGATCCTGATAGTAATGCTTCTTATGATGTACAAGGCAACACTGATGGCTGTACCATTTACTATGAACATGAAACAGGGACTGATCAAATTGATTCTGGAGGAGTAGTTACTCCTTTAAAAGGAATTATTAAATCGGGTGAATTTGATATTACACAAAAAAGAAGTAGTACAGGACAAAGTATTGGTATGCCGGATATTAGAGGTGATGGTGAATTTATTGCAAAAATTAGTCGTATTATACCAGATTTTATTGAACAAGTAGGGGACACTAGAGTATCATTAGTAACTACAGATTACCCAATTAATACACCAGTAGTTATACCATTTGATATAAAGACAACTCAAACAAAACAAGATACAAGAGTCAGAGCTAGAGCAATTGCTTTACAAATTTCTAATATATCTAGTGCACAAAATTGGAAACTAGGTACATTTAGATTAGACATAATGCCTGACGGGAGGAGAGGATAATGGCTGCATTTTATAATCAAAAAGACCAAGACATATATAAAACAAATAAATTTATGCCTCAAAGCAAGTTTTTATTTGATACACCTACTAATATACCAGTAGAGGAAAAAGAAAAAGTAACAGAATCATTTGGTATACCTAATACAAATGCTTTTACAAATAGCGGTGGTGGGGGTGGAAATAATTTTTCTAACAGTCCTTATACGGCACAACCGTCTGGAAGTTTTGTGACTAATAGAACTAGTTATGGTGATTATCTTCCTGGCACAAGACCGGAACCAAGTAAATTTCAACCGGCAATGGATTTAATTGGAAAAGGAATAGGTATGGCAATTCCTGGTGGTAATTTTTTAATGGGAATGGCAAAACAAAATTCTAGAGAGAATAAATTAAATGCATATGATAA